ATAACATGCAAAACTTACTAGAAGATTTTTATATTCCAGTAAGAGGTAATGACCAAGCAACACGTATTGAAAATACTAAAGGTTTAGATTACGATGGTATTCAAGACGTTGCATATTTAAGAGATAAGTTATTCGCAGCATTAAAAGTACCTAAAGCATTTTTAGGTTATGATAAAGACTTACAAGGTAAAGCAACATTAGCAGCAGAAGATATTCGTTTCGCTCGTACAATTGATCGTATTCAACGTATTACATTGTCTGAATTATATAAAATTGCATTAGTACATTTATATGTTCAAGGTTATACTAACGATGAATTAACTAACTTTGAGTTATCGTTAACTACACCATCTATTATATACGATCAAGAACGTATTATGTTAATGAAAGAAAAAGTTGATTTAGCTAAAAATATCATTGAAACTAAATTAATGCCTACTGATTGGGTTTATGACAATGTATTCAGATTCTCTGAAGATTCATATGATGAATATAGAGATATGATGATTGAGGACGCAAAACGTGAATTTAGAATTGCTCAAATTAGAGAAGAAGGTAATGACCCAGTAGAAACAGGTAAATCTTATGGTACACCACATGATTTAGCTAGTTTATATAGTAAAAATGGTGAACCAGAAGGTGAATTGCCACCAGGATATGATAATGATACACAATTAGGTCGTCCAAAAGAAAAAGTATCTAATATTAATACACAAGATAGCGCATTAGGTCGTGATAGATTAGGTGTTAAAGATATGAAATCTGATGACCAACCCGGATATGGTAAATCAACAACTAAACCGTTTGCTTTAGAAAATGCTAAATCATCTTTCGCAAGAAATAAACGTTTATTTGAACAAGTTGATAAAAAATTAGTATTTGTTCGAGAAAAACCAGGAGATTCGCTATTAGATGAATCCCAAATTAGAGAATAATAATCCTTATATATTTATAATAAAACACTTTAGGAATGATTGTTAAACATTCAAAATACAAGAATACTGGCATTTTATTTGAACTTTTAGTCAGACAAATTACGTCTGATACATTGTCAGGTGTAGACTCAAAGGCAGCGACTATATTAAAAAAACACTTTGTAAAAACAGAGTTAGGAAAAGAGTATAAGTTATATGAAACGTTGTTAAACAACATTAGGTTAAGCGAAGGCAAAGCAGATATCATTATCAATACTTTATTAGAAAGTGCTAAATATTTAAATAAATCAGCATTACGTCGTCAAAAATATAATTTAATTAAAGAAATTAAAGCAAATTATGATGTTGATGAATTTTTTAAAACTAAACTTCCTAACTACAAAACACAAGCAGCGTTCTATACATTATTAGAAATGTATGATGGTATCAACCAACCAGAAGCTAATCAAGTAATTTCAAATAAATTAATTCTATTAGAACATTTAACTTCAGCACCACTCACAACAGTTGCTAAAGATACATTAATGGAAGAATTTAAGTCGTACGATAAAGATATTCGTATGTTAACTTATAGAGCGTTATTAGAAAAATTTAATTCTAAGTATGCTAATTTAAATGAAGGACAAAAATCAGTATTAAAAGAATTTATCAACAGTGTTGATAATCCATCTAAATTAAAAGATTTTTACAATACTAAAGTAACAGAAATTAAATCTGATTTAACTAAATTAAATAAAAAAGTTAAAGACAAAACAACTCAAATTAAAATTAATGAGGTGTCTAATATTTTAGTTACATTAGATAAAAATGATAAAATTAATAATGATGATATGACTAATTTACTTCATTACTATGAATTACTAGAAGAATTACATAAGGTAAATGGATAAGTTAAAAAGTATCATTAAACAAACATTAAAAGAAGTTAGTATTCATAAAGGTATTGACGGACAATTTGATACAGCTCTTCAGTGGATTTGGCTTTTTGGTGGTAAAGAATTATTAAAAAATAAACTAGAAATCTATAGCCCATCTAATGAATTTAGAACATTTAAAAAAGCTATGGAGACTGGTAAAATTACTATCCAAGACTTAGATAAAGCTACACAAGGAGAGCATGGACAAGCAGATAATATAGCTTTTTCACAAACCGCAGTTTGGAAACAAGATTTAAAACCATATTTAGATAATTATAACCAAGAAAAATTTAACAATTTAAATATTGATTTAGAAGAAGAGTCAGGTACAGGAGGTGGAGCATCAGCAGGGGCATTTAGTCCAGGTGAAGGACCACAAACAGCAGAAAAAGTAAAAAAAGAAGGAACCGATGCTGCTTATAAAAAAAATACTAATTCTAAAGGTACAACAAATAATATTTATGTTAAAAACTTTAAATATAAGTTAGTTAACCAAAAAGCATTAAATAAACAGGCAAAGGGAATTGAAGTTAAACAAATGTGGAAAAAAAATGTAAACGAAGCACAATTAGATGTAGACGCTTATATTGATTCTTTAAACATAGATAAACCAGAATTAAAAACATTTATCAAATCTAGATTAGAAGGATTTGATACATTAGAACAAAAATTAAACGAATTATTACCATTATTACAAAACGCAAAACAAAAAACATTAGATTACTATAAAAATAATCCTAATTTTAATGTATTATATGGTACTGATTTAGCAAACGATTATTTAAACGACTTAATAAACTTATTTAAAGACTAATATGGCAAATATACCTGTTAACACAACCGGAATAGTAACTACAACATCAATCACTGGTTCATACGCTGGCTTTACAGTAGTATCAGGCTCAGCTACCTTCACTGGTATAAAAGATTTTAATGGAAATTCATTAACAACTCCTTGGGTTGTACCTGCAGGATTTACTGTACCTATTTATGTAACTAGCGCTTCTTTATCTTCAGGAGCAGTATTATTTTACAATTAATAACTCATTATAAATGAAAACATTACAAGAACAATACATCCTTATTAAAGAAGGAAAAGGAAATAAAGATCATTTCTTAAAACAAGCAAAAAATCTATTTCCTGAATATATTAATCAGTATTCTAGCTACGATTCTACAGTAAGTGTACTTAAATCAAAAAGTATCTTAAGTGAAGGTATTGGTGGTGTGATTAGTCACAAACCATCTCCATCATGGTTAGAAATATTTAGAGAAAATACAAATAATGAAGCAGTAGATATGACTTCAGCTCCTTCTGGTCCATTTGGAGATGCTATAGGTTGGATATCACGAAGTAATGAGTATGGTAAAAACTTATTAATGAGTAACGGTATCACTAAAGCGGATGACGCTATTATTTTATTTAAAGCACTTAAATCCGGAAAAATTACAGAAGAAAATCTTAGTAAGGTTATAATGGCTGGTGGAAAGAGATTTACTGATACTGAAACATGGATAAAAGATATGAAACCTCTTTTAAAAAAGGCTAATGGATCAAATACAGTGAAAGAAGGTGGGAATGTGGATAACGTTGATTATGTATTTAATTTTTGGAAAGATAAATCACGTGAGTTTACTAAAGATGTAAAACCAATGATGGATAAAATGGGTATGACTAAAGATGAACAAGATGAAGTTGATCTTATGTTATTTGATTATGAAAGAGAACAAGATGATGATGTTGATAAAGTTATAGATGATACTGATATAGAGGATATATTAAATGAAGTTATTGGTGTCCCAAATAGAAAATTATATGGTGATTATGATGAGTTTAAAAAACCATCTAAACAAGTTCAAAAAGATTTAGCTGATCAATTTGATAACGAAGATAAGAAAAATATTGATAATGTTTATGGTACATCTTTCTTAAATGGCTACTATGCTGAAATGAAGGATCCTAAAAACAAAACTAAAACAGTAGACGAATTAAAACAAATTGTACTTAAAAACATGGTTAAAGACATAAATTATTATGCTAAAAATGCTATGTTTGGAACTAAAGGAGTAGGATTTAAAACTGAAAAATTAACAATCGCACCTAAAGGTAAATATAAGTCAAGTGGATACGGTGATTTACCTAAAGCTAAAACTATTAAAGAAAGTATTCATGACCTAGATATATTATTAAGACCTTCTTCAAACCCAGATTTTCCACCATTAACGCGATCACCTGAAGAGTTAGGTAAAGAGGCAGATAATAGATCTGAAAACATGTTGTTAATGAAATACCAAAAGCAAATTAATGATCGTAATATAACAGATGATGAATTGAGAGATATATTAAGTGGTCAAGGTGTTAAGGGATTTGGAGGAAGAAAAAATGCAATTGAAAAAATTATAAGTAATAGAAATACAAATTAACGTAATATGAGACAAGTATTAATTGAAACACAATTATTCTCACCCAAAGCTGTTAGCTTAACTGAAGGAACTAATCCTGGAGGTAACCTATTAGTAAAAGGTGTATTAGCTACTGTCGAAGTAAAAAACGGTAATGGTAGATATTACGCTAAAGAATTATGGGAACGTGAAATGGATCGCTACATGGAATCAATTCGTGAGAATAGAGCTTTAGGTGAATTAGACCATCCAGATTCTTCAATTATTAACTTAAAAAATGTTTCACATAATATTAAAAAATGCTGGTGGGATGGAAATAATGTAATGGGTATGATTGAAATCTTACCTACTCCATCTGGTAACATTTTAAAAGCATTAATCGATAGTGGTATTACAGTAGGTGTATCATCAAGAGGAATGGGTTCATTAGAACAAAAAGGTAATGTAATGGAAGTACAAGATGACTTTGAATTACTATGTTGGGATTTCGTTTCAACACCTTCTAATCCGGGTTCATGGATGCTACCAACTAGCTTAAATGAATCTTATACTCCAGTAATAAACCAATACGGTAAAATTAATTCAATTATCACTGACATTTTATGTGCTAATGGATCATGTCCGTTATTCTAACATGAAAAATTTATTTCTAGTAATATTAGTTTGCCTATCAACAGTAGTTTTTGGACAAACTAAATTAAGAGATAGTGTTAACTATCAAACTCCTAACTTTCGTATTGTATATTCTGAAATTTTAGAACAACCTAAATGGGTTACTTATACTGTTAAATGTCCTACAGGTACCGCTTCTAGAACGGGTATGGAATTCTATACAGACAAAAATATTAAAACATCTGATAACGAAGATTACGTTAATAATGAATGGGATAAAGGACATATTGCTCCTGCTGCTTCATTTAATTGTACTAAAGAAATGTTATACTCAACATTTACCTATATTAACTCAGCAATGCAACAACAATCACTTAATCGTGGTCCTTGGAAAACATTAGAAATATGGGAACGTGAACAAGCTAAAACTACAACAGTATCAGTATATGTTAGATTAGATTATGATAAAGTACCTAAACGTGTACCTACAAACGCGGCGATACCTAAAGGATTTTATAAAGAATTAAAAGTAGGTAATACTAAGTATTGTTATTATTTTCCTAACATCACTCCTACATCAAAAGACTTAAATACATTTAAGTGTAATTGTAAATAAAACACGGCTCTTCTAAAAGAAGAGCTTTTTCTTTGCACTTCTGTGCATTTTTAGAAAATCCGGACATATGTATATTAGAATATACTGCCCGCAATCGCATTTGCAGTATCTATAAATAACAATTCTATTACACTTCAAATAAGTGTATTTCCCAAACAAAATTTTAGGACAAATGAGTAAAAACAGAGATTTGCTTAAAGAAGCAATCGAAGATGCTAAAGTTGTTAAAGAAACAGCAATAGCAAGCGCAAAAGCAGCACTTGAAGAACACTTTACTCCACAATTAAAATCTATGCTATCAGCTAAACTTCAAGAAATGGAAGAAATGGAAGAGGCAGAAATAGACGATAATATGGAAGAAATGTATTCTAAAAAAGATGAAAACTTAATGGGCTACAAAGAAGTTAAAGAAGAAGAAGATCTAATCAACAATCCTGGAGGCGCTGGTAATTTACCGAAATACCAAGACATGGTAGCTGAAGAAGGATTAGATGAACTTAATCTTGAAGAATTATTAGCTGAATTAGAAGAAGACATGGCAAAAGAAACCACGTATGAAGCTAAAGAAGACGACGAAATGAAGAAAGAAGAATTAAACGAAGCAGAAGGTGAAGAAGAAGTTGAAACTGAAGAAGAAATCAACATCGAGGACATGACTGAAGAAGAGTTAAAATCATTCATTGAAGACGTAATTAAAGACATGGTTGAAGCTGGCGAATTAGAAGCTGGTGAAGGCATGGAAGACATGAAAGGTGAAGAAGGTGAAGAAATGGAAAGTGAAGAAGAAGAAATTTCAATTGATGAAATTTTAGCTGAAATCGAATTAGATGAAGCTAAAAGAAAAAAACTAATTAAATCAAAAGACGAAGACAAAAAAGACAAAGAAGACGAAGAAGACAAAAAAGAAATCAAAAAACTTAAAAATGAGTTAGAAGAAGCTATGTCTACTATTTCTACTATGAGATCTGATATCAATGAAGTTAATTTGTTAAATGCGAAATTACTTTACACTAACAAAATTTTCAAAGCTAAAAACTTAACCGAGTCACAAAAAGTAAAGGTTTTAAATGCATTTGATAAAGCATCAACAGTAAAAGAAACTAAATTAGTATTCGAAACATTATCAGAAGGATTAAAAGAAACATCTAAATCACATGTTAATGAATCATTAAAAACTAGTTTAGCATCTAAAACAACAGGTATCATGCCAACAGCAAGAAAACCTATTGTAGAAGTTAATGACACATTCATAAGAATGCAAAAAATAGCAGGAATTATTAAATAAAACAATTTAAAAAAAAATTTTAAAAAAATGAGCACAATTCAATCATTATTAGAATCAGCTAATCCTTGGAAATCACTCCAAAGCGATGCAGCTAAATTGTCTTCTAAATGGAACAAAACGGGTCTATTAGAAGGCTTATCAAACGTAGATGCAAACAACATGTCTCTATTATTAGAAAACCAAGCTAAGCAATTAGTTATGGAACAATCAGACACAGGTGGAGGTTCATCAGCAGGTTCATTCTCTGTTGGTCAATCAGAAAACTGGGCTGGTATCGCTTTACCTTTAGTGCGTAAAGTATTTGCTCAAATTGCAGCAAAAGAATTCGTTTCAGTTCAACCAATGTCAATGCCTTCAGGTCTTGTGTTCTTCTTAGACTTCCAATACGGAACAGCTAAAGATCCATTTGCAGTAGGTGGTTCATTGTATGGAACAAGAAATCCAGACGGTGAATTTCCATTCGCTACTCCAGCTCCAGCAGGTGGTTTATACGGAACAGGTCGTTTCACTTACTCAACCAACCAATTTTCATCATCAGCAATCACAATTGCAACTGGTTCACTTATTGTTTCAGGTACATTAGCTACAACTAACTTTGATTCAGATTATTCAGCTTCAGTTGCTGCTGGTACAATCAAAGCAATCACATTAATTAGTGCTTCAGCAAATATTCCTTATTTTGATATGGATGCTGTTAGAGGTTTCTTAATTACTTCAGGTTCAATTATTGATGCTGCTGATAACTTACAACAGTTTACTACATTTGATTACACTAACAACACAATTACATTCTTTGTAAGTGCTTCTTCAGCTACAATCGCTCCTGCTGGTGCTTATACAATTTTGTATAACAAAGCTACTCAAATGAGTCCGTATAACGTAGGTGATTTTGAAGATTCATCATCATTCGCAGTTCCGAATGCTGAATCAAACACTACTATTGTTATCCCTGAAATCAATGTGAAAATGCAATCACAAGCCATCACTGCTAAAACCAAGAAATTGAAAGCAGTATGGACACCTGAATTCTCACAAGATTTAGCTGCTTACCAAAACATCGATGCTGAAGCTGAAGTAACAAACATCATGTCTGAGTACATTTCAATGGAAATTGACCTTGAAATCTTAGATATGTTGATCGAAGACGCAGCGGCAGGTACTGAATACTGGTCAACTATTAACAACAACGTTTATAACCCAGGTACAGGTACTTTCTCAACAGCTGGTTCAGCGTTCTACAACACACAAGGCCAATGGTTCCAAACTTTAGGAACTAAAATCCAAAAATTGAGTAATAAAATTCACCAATTAACTTTAAGAGGTGGTGCTAACTTCATTGTTACATCTCCAACTGTAGCTACAGTATTAGAATCAATCCCAGGATTTGCTTCTAACAACAATGGTGATGCTGCTCAAATGGAATATGCTTTCGGTGTACAAAAAGCAGGT